TGCTATTTGACCCCATTTATCAAAGTGTCTACCATCTGTAATAATAAATTGATCTGTATAACGTAAAATATCGCCTTTAATGAATCTACCTGTTAGAAACCCTCTTAATGCTCTTAATCTTTCACTTAATATAGGACCACCTTCTTGATTATCGAAATTAGGTTTATGAATCATATCGAATATCATATAAGCAGGATTTTCAATTTGGTGATCTTTACGTCTTAATTGTTTCATTACACCTTGAAAATCTTCATTTCCATTTTCATCAATTAAACAAATCTCACCATCAAATACAGTATTAATAATACCTGTTGCTTCAATAGCTTCTTTTACTTTATTTAATGTAGTTAATTCTTTACCCATTCTAGAATAAAGCGTACATTCACCTTCGTAGTTAACGACAGCTAAACATCTAACACCATCTAATTTTCTTGAAGCATACCAATTATCATTTTGCCAATCACATTTACCATCATATTCTTTAGCTAATGCAACTGAAAATGTTGGTATTAAATTAGGAACTGCTTTATTAATTACTTTATCTCCAGCTCTAATTTTTAGATCTTTATCAATGATATTATATACTAATTCAACTTCACTATCACTTAAACCTTCAGTAAAAGCGTTTATATGAGCAATAGCTGTATGACCTGTTACAGTACGCTTACTTAAAGCATCTAATAAATAAAACAAATCGAAATATCCAGTATTTGAAATATCTGGGTTTTTCTTAATTGTTTTACTTGTAACGTAATATTGTTTAAAAGGATTGTATGTATATTCTAAAACTTTATGAATATACCTACTTGATTCTTTAATAATTTGGACTTTATCCGTGCTACTACTTGTAGCACGCATTTTGTCAATAAACTCTTGTAGTTCTTGCATAACCTTAATTTAATTTAATTTTTATCTCCCGTTTGCTCTCATTGCAAATTGGCGACCACGTTTATTTCTATTGCCAGTTTTTATATTAGTAAAATCTTCAATAGTAATTTCTTTTAATGTTTTTATTTGATTTGGATAAAATTTTAGTGCTTGTAATGGTGTATCAAATAATTTACTACCATTATAGCCATTTTTAAGTATTGCTTGAAATTTTCGCATATGTAATTTATTTTTATTTACTTTGTAAATATACGTAAAATCTCTGCAAAATCAAAATTTTTTCGCGGGAGTCTTTAGATAACTGCTCGACCTTTCATGTCTTCCCAGTCTTTGTTTTTTCTAACGGAATCATTTTTAGCATCAGTTGCTAATAACATTTCAGGAAAAATGTTTAAATCTTCAGCTACTGTTACTAATGCTTTAACATCTTTAGGGAAACAATGCCCACCATAACCAAAATCACCATCAGGACCTGGTACTGCCCAATGTGATTTACCTAAACGCTCATCATAACAAGCGTATTCAATTATTTTATCATAATCAATATCTAATCCTTCACATATTTCATACATTTCATTTGCAAATGATACTTTCATAGCTAAAAATGAATTAGTAACATACTTAACCATTTCAGCATATGTTGAATCAGTTTTAATAATAGATGCTTTAGGAAATACTTTAGCAAATAGTGGTTTTAATTTAGTAGTTGTTTCTCTAGGACCACCTAAAATAATTCTAGTTTGGTTTTCGTAATCTTTAACAGCATTAGCTTCAGTTAAAAATTCAGGGTTAAATATAATATTTAATTTATTAAATTGGTCATTCCATTTTTGAGTTGTACCTGGAGGTATAGTTGATTTAATAATAACTGTTTTGTCTATAACATTAGATTCAGTTGATTCGAATTTACATTTTTCATTCATATCTCTTAATTCAGCTTCTACTATACCAAGATGACAACTACCATCATTATTCATTGGTGTAGGTAAACAAACAAATATAATATTACATTTATAAAATATTTCATCATAAGTAGAATTACATAATCGTGCTTGTAAATCGTAAGTTAAAACATTATAATAATTTTTAAATTTTTGGTAAACAGCATTACCAACAAAACCTTGTCCTATAATCCCTAAATTCATAAACCTAATTCATTTAATTTGTTGTCTCTAATTGTATGTCCTATACTTAATAATATTCTATCTTTATTACCTTTTACTTCTGTTACTCTATGATAGTATTTCGATGCTAAACAAATCCAAACTTGATTTTGCTTTACAGTAATTTCATCTTCTTCAATTACAGGTTTACCACCACTAGTTGGTTTTTGGAGCATTAAATTGAATCTAATCATACTTGATTTTGGGGATGGTTTTGGATCCTTATGATTTTTTACTTTACATCCTTTTTTACTTAAACAAATCCAATAACCATCATCTTTATTAATTGGTAGTGATTTAATATTTAGTTTTTTTGAAATATAATCATCTACTTCTTTTATCCATTGTTTTACTGGAAGTTCTGTCCAATCTAAATGTCTAAAACCAATAAGATCACCTTCATGGTCAGCTGGTATTGATGTTAAGTTTATATTATCAATATTTTCCTTAGTCCAATTTAAAATAGGATCCGTAAGTTTTTTTGGTATAATTATATTAGTTATCATTTTTCCAAAAGCTATAAATTCCTTTATCTAATTCGTAACTAGGCCATACAAATCTATCTCTCATAGGTTGTTGTTTAGCCCATTCCCACATTTCAGTTAAACCTGCTTTTAATGATGTTTTATGTTCAAAACCTAATATATCAATGGATTTTTGATATGTTGGAATTGAATGTTTAACTTCATGTCTAGCTTCTTGAAATATAGTTTCACCATCACCTATTACTGTTTGTAATATTTGATTAGCATGTAATATAGAATGTTCAGCTATACCTCCTAAGTTAATAATTTGTTTACTAGCTTCATCTCTTACAGCTGCATTCCAAAGTGGTTCTAGTGAATCATCTATATAACTAAATGCTCTTGTTTGTTTTCCATCTCCAAATATAGTCATTGGTTGACCATTTAAATGTTGGAACATCCAAATACCAAGTACATTTCTATATTTGTCCCAGATATTTTGTTTAATACCATAAACGTTATGAGGTCTTATTATACACCAATCTAAATTGTGTTGTTCACCTGCAATTTGAATATCCATTTCACAAGCATATTTTGCAACTCCATAAGGATCAATTGGTGCTTGTTGTTGATTTTCATCAAAAACACCTCCATAACCATGACCATACACAGCTAATGTAGACGTAAAAATCAATCTTTTAACGTCATGTTTTATACATTCATTAACTATGAGGGCCGTTGATTTTAAATTATTATCATAGTTGTATCCACGTATAAAAGGCGATAATCCTTCAGCAGCATAAGCAGCAAAATGAAATACATATTTAATATTATGTACTTCAAATATATTTTCAATAGGATGATTAACTAAATCCATTTGCCAGAATTTAACATCTGGATGTACGTTTTCTTTAAAACCACCACTTAGATCATCAACACCAACTACTTGGTATTCATCACCTTTGTTTTCAATTATCCAATCAGCTAATCTACTACCTAATAGACCTGCTACACCTGTTATTAATATACTTTTTTTCATATTTTAGACCAATCTGTTAATGGGCTTAACCAAGCCGTTTCACCGTGTGTTGCATACCCTGGTATAGGGGTAATTAACAACTTGTTATTATTTCTTAGTTCAGTAAACATATAAAAATCATCTGGATGTGCTCCTGATGTATGTTTTCTGATTATTTCTTCATTTTCTTTTAATGTTTTTACTTTAGAAGCAAATGTCATAGTTGTACTATTTGTTACTTTCCAATGTACGGAATTTGTTTTATATACCCTAGTATCTTCAGCACCACCTTGACAGTATGGATTACCTCCTTTAGATGGATCTATATACTTATCTGGATGATCATACAACGAAACAAATGAAGCTCCTAATTCAAATCCTTCTTTTAAAATTACATCTGAACCTGGTCTATGTAAGTAATCATTTTCAAGAAAATATACTATTTCATCATCATCTAATTTTAATGCTCCATCTAAAGCTATATTAAATGTACCAGCTCCATGTCCTACATTCACATAAAATATTGAACTCCTAGGAACATATTTTTGAATCATATCATTGGTTTCACTAGAAACATTATCAGCAATTATATCCCAATATGCATTTGGAAATTTATCAATAGCATTGGCTAAACAAGCTTCATTGTTAATATAATCAGGCTTTACTTTATTATAACCACTGTCTGATATTCTATATATGATTCTCATGATAAGGATTATGTAATAAAGCTAAACCACATTCTGTGGTAAATGCTTCTACTAATTTAAAATTGATTTTTTGTGCTGCTGATTGTACTTCTTCTCTATGACGTGAATGAAACCAGTTATTTACTACGATATATTTTGGATCCAAACTTTTAGCTGTGTCCATTTCTAAATCAATTAAAAATGGGTTGCCATCTACAAATATTAGATCACTTTGATATTCTTCTTTATTTAAACGATGAAGATCAACTTTATGTAAGTTAAAAGAACCACCCTGCATTATAGCAAGTATTTTATTTGAATTTTCATTTGTTATATCATTAGTAGTAATATCAACACTAATAATATTTGATGTTGGTGAAGCAGCAGCCCACATAGCTGCACTACTACCATTTTTAAATCCGAATTCTAATATACTTTCTGGTTTGGTTTTTCTAATTATTTTCTTAATTGTAAGATAATCTTGTACTCTTAATTCGCCTATACCGCTACATTCTTTTAATGTACTATAAAACTTTTCAAATTGTGGTTTAGTTAATTGTTTTATTTTCTTACTCATATTTTATTCCCTTTATAATCTCACCATTTTTAGGATTGTGAGATAAGTTATTAAATAGTTGAGGGGCAATTCCCCATTTATACATAAATAACTGAGCTGCAGGTCCTTCAGTCGCTCTAAACTTTTCACCTTCGTTCCCATTCTTTGTAGCTGTACTACCAAAATGGTATAGGTGCGCTTCATGTGTTCTAACAAAGCCGATACCGTTTAAATCCAGTTTTAAGAAGAAATCCCAGTCACATATAAAAGGAGATTGATACATTACGTCAAATCCTCCTACAATCATATATTCTTTCTTATACATTGCAAAGGGGAATATGCCTCCATCAACCGTTAACTTATTATTTTTTATTGTTTTTTCATATTCAATAAATTTTGAGTATTCAAAATCTTTAGGGTTACGTCCAAAATCATATTCAGGAAAATCAAACATACTAGGGCCTGTAGGTTCTATTTGATTTAATGTTAATACTGATTTTTCTTTAACATTGTTTAATATAACATCATCAAAATCAGAACAAAAAACATTATCATCATTAACAATGAAAATAATTTCATTACTAGCATTCATTACAGCTAAATTAAGTGCTTGCTGCATACCTTGATTTGCACCTAAATCTAATATTTTAATATGTTCCCTATGTTTATCTAAAACATGTTTACTTTCTTCAATAAATCCATCTACAGCAACAATAATTTCATTTTTATGATTTTGTTGATCAATAGCTGATTGTAAACAAATATCTAAATAATCTGGATTTCTATAAGTTGGAATAATTATACTAATCATAATGTACTATAATAATCATTTTGTTTTTCTTGTCTTTTTATATCTTTAGGATGATATAAGCAATATTCTTCTTTAGCTGGTAATGTTGAATAATGATTAAATCCTTCTAATACTTCATGTACTTTATTTTTCCAATTAATATCAGGTACATTTTTCCAAATACGCCATTGATAATCAGGGAAATTAACATGACCTTTTTCATCAACTCTCCAACCCCATTTTACTATATGATCTTGAGTTAGACCTTCTACTGTATTAATTCTAGGTACTAATACAACTTCAATTTTTTCATTTGATTCTAGTATTGCAGGTAATTGATTTATCAAATTTTCATTTGGTATTTCATCTGCATCAATTTGAAATATATAATCACCTGAACACATTTCTGTTAATTGGTTTTTCCAATCAGCAAAATGATGTTTAAATGTAGCTGCTTTATATACTACATTTTTTTCACCTTTAAGTTCAATAATACGATTCCATACTTCAGCTGTACCATTTCCTTTATCAAATAAAATTACAATTTCATCCTCTTTTCTTCTAAACTTTAAAAGAGTATTTAATAATTTAGTAACTTCATCTAATTCGTTACAAACAGTAATTGCATAACTTATTTTCATATTATTCAGGTAATACTCCAATATACGACAAAGCATCCATATAATCACGTTCTTCAAATAACTTCATTGTCTGCATATCAGGTTTATATTCTAATTTTTTACCATCTTTAGTTTTTTCTGGTTTGTCTAATTTTTGAGCTTTAACTGCTGCCCATTTCCAATCTTCAACACTAGTGCCATAAGCAAATACCATACCTTGTTCAGGTAAATTGATATGATTTGGCAGCCAAATTAATTCTGTGTCTAAATCAATCCAAGCTAAATCTTTATATAATTCAGGTAGAGTAATCAATTGTTCTTTATAAAATTCACTATCTCCTTTCATCAATGAATTAGTCCAAAAACCACATGACATACTAAAGTAATTAGTAACTTCAGGTGTAACTTCTACTCTATAACATAAATCACCTCCTGATTTTGGGCAATTAATTATTTCATCAAATTGTTGCATATTATTGTAATTTAGGTAAATTGCCTTCTGGCATTTTTAATTCTACTTGTTTAGGGAAATCAGGTACATTCTTATCTAAAATATCACCTACTAATTCCTTCATTTTAGTCCAACTAAAATTAGTTTTAATAAAATGTCCTTGTTTTTTTCCTTTAACAGCATACTGTTTATATTTAGTATACACATCTTTAAATGCTTTTTTAATTTGTGAAGGATCAACTTGAAACCATTGTGTTTCTTTTAATAACCATTGATTAGCAGCTGATTCATGAACTGGTTCTAATGCTCCACCTAATACAACTGTTTCACCTGGTTTTTGGAAATCCATATGTCCTGACCATCCAGATACTATTAATGGTTTTTTAGATAAACAGAACTCTAATAATGGTCTACCAAATCCTTCTCCCTTAGTAATACTAACCATAGCTTTTACTTTAGGGTGGTTATATAACTCATTCATTTCTTGGTCACTTAAAGAACCATTAATAATATAAACATTAGGAAATTTTGTTCCTGATGGATACATTTTTTTAATTTGTAAAATTCTGTCAAGTATCTGTTCTCTACTAATGTAACTATTTCTACCAACTGATGCCTTTAATATTAAACCTGGTGTTGTTGATTTAACATTTTTGAATGTATCAAAGAAATATTTAATCATTGCCCCAACATTTTTTCTATCATGTCCTAAAGCACCATTCATCCAATGTCCTACAAATAGATAATTAAATGATTCTTTAACACCACTTAAATCAAAAGTAACATCTTTAGCAGGAATATGCTTGTAAACATCTTCAGCAAATCCTTCAAATACTACTTCAATTGGTTTTTCTAATTTAACTACACCTTCAACTACATTAGTTTGTTTATTACGTTTTTCAAACTTAATATCTTCAAATACTTTTTTACTATGATTAGATGAAACAAAATTTAAATCCATTCTATTTAAACCTTCAACCCATCTAGAATCACAACCTGTACTTTCAATACCAGCTGTACAGCCAATATTAAATTTACCTATAGGTGCGAATTCACTTGGAATAGTAATTTGCATCCAAATATCTGGTTTTTGTCCTTGTTGTATACCTGGTATTCTAAGTTTGTGTAAGAATTCCCATTCCTTATTTTCAGCACAAAAATCTAAAGGTGTATTTCCCCATTTTTGTGATAATAATTTAACGTCATATTTATCTAATTCGATAATTGCTTTAACAATATCTCTTGCTCTAGCTCCATATCCACTGTAAGTATCATATGGGCAACTTATTACAAAACTTGGTTTATTCATTAATAAATAATTTTATGATTTAAAAATTTTCCTTTATATTCTGTAGCATTAATTATTTCATATTGCTCTCTTGGTTCCCAAACATCCCAAAGTTCAGTAAATGCTTCCATTACTCTTTGAGCTTGGTATTTAGCTGTAAATCCAGCTTCTTCAGATAGACACCATTCTCTACCTTTTAGTCCTTTAGCTTTTCTTTCTTCACGAGATAAAGCATAAACATTACTAATCTGTTCAGCAGCATCTTCCCATTTACATCTATCATCAAAAATATAAGGTGTTGCAGGTGATCCTTGGATTGATCTACTAGTTGGATAAACTGGGAATACCCACTCACCATGTTCTTTATAAGTGCCTCTATGATTAGAAGGAACTTCTGGATTAGGAGTAAACCATTTACCTTTTTCATCTACAAACCTCATTTGATCTTGCATTCCACCTGTCACATTAGCTATAAATGGAGTTCCAGCTAACATTGCTTCTGTAATTGTTAACCCCCAACCTTCATTAGATGTAAGTAATATTTGAGCATCAGCTATATTATACAAATAATTTAATTCTGTTCTTTGTAATTTTTTAGTTGAAAATACAATTGCTTCAGGATACTTTTCACCAAATAGTAATTCTGCTACTTTTAATAAATCTGTTCCAGCATTAGAAGTTATTTCTGTATGTAATACAAATCTACATTTTTGTGCTTTTTCATCAGGTAAGCTATCTAAATGATGTCTGAATGCTAACATAGCATCTGGAATTTGTTTACGTCTAATATTTCTAGAATTAAAGAATAAAACAAAATCTACTTCTTGGTTTTTAAATAAACTCTTTCTAAATGCTTGCATTCCTTTATCATTATCAGGAACTGGGTGGTATGAATCATCACCTTCATGGTGTAAACCATGTGGAACATATTTGAATACCCTTTTACTATTATCACAATCAGCTAAAACTAATTTATTAATGTTAACTGTTTGTTTCGAAATACCCATTAATAGATCACATGATTCATAAAATGCTTGATTATATCTCGGTGCTGGGTAATCATCCCAGATATTAAGATATGCAATTGGGCATATTTTTCTAATGTGATCTTCCATGTTAAATACATGCATGAAGTATCTTGGATCTGTAATTAATAATAAAGCATCTGGTTTTTCAAGTGCTAATACTTGTAATATTTGATCTTCATTACCATATCCATCTACACAATAAAGTGTAGCAGATGGGTCTTCAACACCTGTTCTTTTTTTAAGGTCTTCTGATAAATCAAATCGTTTTCCATTTTCAGGATGTTTTAGCGCTCCAGCTATATTTACCCAATTAAAATGGTGACAAGTATGTGTAACTATTTCTTTAGCTACAGTTGCAATACCAGAGTGTACTCTAATATCATCACAAATAACAACGATTTTCTTCCTTTTATCTTTAGGAAGGTATTCAAAACTTTTATTCATGTTCATTTTGTTTATAGTTCAATATTCGTTTGATTAGTAATTTGTTTTCTAAAATCTTCATCAGTAAGATATAAATAAAGACTACGATCTGCAAGTTTTTGGAATGAGAATTTTCTTCTAACACATTCTACTTTGAAATCATTAAATAAATCACTTTGAACTTTGACACTTGTAAGTGTCATCTTTTTTGGATTTGCCATAATTCTTATTTTAATAACATTATATTTGTCTATACATATTGTAAGATATATTAATCTACATAAAGTCTAACCCTGCTCCACATAATTCTTTATCTTCTTTAAAAGGACAGAATGTACAAGTCCATTTTGAAGGAGTTTTAGGATAAATGGTTTCTTTTATTTCACCACTAGAGTTAAAACATTCATTTATAAAACTACTAATTGCAGTTTTTGCTCTATTTAACTTTATTTTTCCACTTGGAGGAGTAAAAGTTTGAACTCTATATGCTTGATGAGGTGACATTATATTATCATCATCCCAACTTAACACTTTTCTTTTTACAATAAAAAATTCAATATCAATATTTTCTAAAGGTATATTATATTGTTCTGAAAAGAACTGTTTATATAATAATAATTGAAATTGTTTATCTTCATCTTTTTTATTAAAGTCATTCCAACCTTTAGTACTGGTTTTAATGTCAATAATTTTAAAGGTATTTGAGTTTTCATTGTACATAACAACATCTAAATACCCTGTATATAGTACGTTGTTTAACATTTTATTCGGTGCTATTATAACTGGTATTTCACAACCAACTAAATGCCATCCTTTTCTACTAAAATACCTACTACGTTTTTTCTTGAACCAATTTAAGATGCCCATACCATCTTCAAAAAATTCCCTCATTTCTTCAGCAGATGAAAAATGTTGATCATTATTTTTCTTATATTGAGATTGATATTCGTCTAAAAACTTTTGTTTAAAAAAGTCCTCCATATCAATTTCTCTATCTGCGGCTGCGAATGACTTTTCATAAGCTACATCTAAATAATGTTGTAAACACTCATGAATTGCAGTACCAAATACAGTATGAATACTAGACGTAAATCGTTTGATTTTATCTTTGTATTGAAGTTTCCATCTATGAGGACATCCTCTAAAAATAGACATTTGCGAATAAGATATATTTTTCTGAAACGCAAAATTAACTTCCGAAGGTGGATTATTTCTAATCTCCTTAACTATATTAGGTATTTTCCTTGGCAAAATTTTATTTTTTCCATTTATCACGTCCTACTAACAAGCCAATAATTCCATAATTAGCTATGTCAATAAACGTATCTTCCATTCCTTCTCCCTTAACATAATTTTTACCATTAAGGAGTAAATTTTTTAATCTACTAATTTTATCAGTTAATCTAATTGCTAGCCCTGTTAATGAAAACTTTTTATCATCTGCATTATTAACAATATCACCTCCTAAAGCAATATTATTTAAACCATAATCCATATGCTTACGAGCAAACATTTCATACATTTCTTTTTGTATTTGTTTAAATTCGTTTGCTAATTCAGGGTATTCATCTTCGAATACAGCTATTGTTTGATTTACTTCATCATCAATAAATTCTTCAATTTTTTTCTTTGGATATTTTGAATCCATTATTTCTCTATCGCTCATGTTTTTCTTTTGGTCTGGAAACATATCGTACCATGCTTTTACTGAATCACCCATTTACTTGTTCTGAAGTGTTAAAATATTTTTCTAGTGTTTCTAATTTATCATCTGCGTCAACTAACATTGAAAGGGCCTCTTCAGCATTTTTATAAAAATCTTCAGTTGAATGGTCTCCAATTCCAACAGCATTATTACCTAATAATTCTAGTGATAATAACGCTTTATCTTTTTCTGCTTGAGCAGATGATTTAAGCATTTTGTATAATTCTTTTGTCATTTTAATAGGGGTTTAATTTCTTTTTTTTCTAATCCAATACTGGTCAATATAAGTACAATTTCTATGTCATCCAAAAAATCTAAATATTCTTTTACTTCAGTTTTAGAACATTCCCAATAATTACTTAAAATATCTAATAATTGGGTGTTATGTTTTTTAAAGTTAGATTTAATATACTTATTCCACCTTGTATTCTTAGGAACATATTCTTTATATATGTTATAAATTTGTTTTTTGTCTTGAGGAGGCATTTTTTGGGCCTCATTTACTAATTCTAAATAGTCTGGATTCATAGACATAAACCTATGAATCATATAGCTGTTCCAGAGTTCCCAGTCTTTATCAGAAAAGGAATCTGGATCAGATTTGATTGAATTTATTTGTTTAAGCCAATCAAATATATTTTTCATTTAGCAAAGTTCATCTTTTAATTCCTCTCTCAATTCAACAGGAATACCTTCACCTAAAATCTTATTATTTGTAGGATCATAAAATACAGGAATAGGCATAATAGCGTCATTATCTGTACCTGCTACAAACTTAGATATTTTTCTTAGGATAACTCCTGATTGGAAAATACTATTACCTTCAGAATTTTTAATCCCTTCAGTAGTTTTTAAATCAACATTTAGTTGAGGTTGTTGTGGGTTTTGATTACTCATTACTTATTATTTATTAAATTATTAATTAAACTCATTATATTTATCTCTTTATCAATTCTAAAATTAGCTTTATATTGATGCTCATTAATTAGAATAGCCACTGTACCTGCTTTACCAGGAAGATACTCGTCAGCTTTATCATATAAAAACCTAAATACTTCTTCAAAATCATCTACATTTGAATCAGCAATGATTTGTCTAATAGTATTAAATTTAGGTTTATCTTTTTTCAACTCAGTTAGAATAGCAGACAAATAACTGGTACTGACAAGTAGAGAATCATCGAGTATTAACTTGTTCTCAATATTACTTGCCTGTATAGTATTAAGCATTTTCCTTAGATCAGGATAATATTTATTGACTATTTTACCAATGGCAGTTGGTTCATAACTTATGCTCTCACTATCACAAATACCAGCTAAATGTACAGCTACTTGTTTTCTTGTTGGTGGTACTACTTTAAATGTTGTACACCTTGATTGTAAAGGGTCTATTACACGCTCAATATAATTACACGTTAAAATAAATCTAGTTGTTCTGGAAAACGTTTCGATTATATTTCGAAGTGATGCTTGTGCTTGAATTGTAAGAAAATCTGCTTCATCTAAAATTACTACTTTAATAGGTTTAAATGATGCAACACTAGCAAACCCTGATACCTTATCCCTAATAGTTTCTATACCACGTTCATCAGAGGCATTAATATAAAGAGCATCACAATCTAAATTTTTAGTTATTAATTTAGCTAATGTTGTTTTACCTGTACCTGCAGGTCCATAAAACAAATAATTTTGGATATCATTTTGCTCTAGTTGTTTTGCAATAGAGTCTTTTAAACTCTTATTACCAACATAATCCTCTAATTTTATTGGTCTATATTTTTCGTTAAGTAAACTATTAGTATTCTCCATATATTGAATAACGTTGTGGTTTTGGGTCTTCTATTACTTCTTCTTTAGTTGAAATAGCATATAATTCACTTTTTAGGGGTGCTAATCTATATTCACCTTTAAATCCAGTTTTAACCATATAAGCTTCTAACGTATCAGTTAAAGTTTTATGTACTCGACCTTCTGGCTCATCAGCTACTAACCTCCATTTATCACCAGGAGGAACTCTCCTGGCGATTAAAATGTTGTCTTCTTTTATTAATGTTTTGCTCATATCTATAATATACGAACCTTTTTAGAATGTTCCAACAGAACGACCTTGGTTATTACCTAAACCTCCTGTTGTTGCATCTTGTAAGATTCTCATTTTTTCTTCAATTGACTCTTTATCTTGAGTTATTGTACATTCAGTTAATAAAACAGTACCTGCTACTGATGCCGCATTTTCAAGTGCCAATCTAGTTACTTTAGTTGGGTCAATAATACCAGCTTCTTTCATATCAACAACTGTTTCAGTTTCAATATTATATCCTGCCCAAGCATCATTACCTGAGTTACATAATTGATCTGCTAATATTTGTCCTTTAACATCTGTGTAACCAGCATTAACTAAAATTTGAGTAAATGGTTTAGCACAAGCTTCAATTACAATTTTAGCTCCTGTAGTATCAGCTTTTAAACCATTTGAAGCATATAATAATGCTGCTCCACCTCCTGGTACAATACCTTCTTCAATAGCAGCTTTTGTAGCATGTAACGCATCATCAACTCTATCTTTCTTCTCTAACATTTCTGTTTCAGTATTACCACCAACATGAATAATAGCTACTCCTCCGACGAATTTTGCCAATCTGTTTTGGAGTTGTTCTGTTTCATACGGGGTTGTCGCTTTTTCGATTTGCGATTGTAGTTCTTCAACACGTGCTTCAATTTGTTCAGCTGTTCCTTTTCCATCTACTATTGTCGTTTGCTCTTTTGTTACTGTTGCTGTTCTTGCTTCACCAAACCAATCCCAACTGAATTTGTCTAGCTTCATTCCTTTTTGTTTATCAAATACTTTACCACCAGTTGTGATAGCAATATCTTCTAAGACTAATTTTCTTCTATCACCAAAATCAGGTGCTTTAACGGCACATACATTAATTGTACCTCTCATTTTATTAACAATTAAAGTTGCTAATGCTTCATTATCAATATCTTCAGCAATAATCAATAATGATTTACCTTGAGAAGATACTGCTTCTAAAATTGGAAGTAATTCTTTAACTGAATTTAATCTATGATCCATAACTAATACTGCAGGATTATCTAAAACACACTGCATTGTATTATTATCTGTTACAAAATAAGGTGATTTATAACCTCTATCAAATTGCATACCCTCAACAGTTTCAAGATATGTATCTCCAGTTTTAGATTCTTCAATGTGAACAACACCTTCTAAACCTACTTTATCTATTGCTTGAGATATAAGTTTACCTGTTTCTGCGTCATTATTAGATGAAATAGTTGCAATTTGTTCTAATTGTCCTTCTTCAGAAATATCCTCAGATATATTTTTCTGTAAGTTACTAACAACTTTTGCTACTGTTTTATCAATATCTCTTTTAATTTGAACGGCATTTTCATTTAGTTCTAATGCATCTAAACCATTTACTACCATTTCCCTAGCTAATAATGTTGATGTTGTTGTACCATCTCCAGCTTTATCTGCAGTTTTTACTGCTGCTTGTTTAATCATTGTTACACCTAATTCTTCATTTGAATCATTTAGAATAACCGATTTTGCTACAGTTACACCATCTTTAGTTGATTGAGGTGCTGCTGCTACCCCTCTAAAGATTACAACATTTCTACCATTTGGTCCTAAAGTTGAGACTACTGCATCTGCTAACTTATTAATACCACTTACAAGACCCTGTCTTGCATCTTTACCATATTTAATTTTAGTTTCCATATTTATAATTCTGTTAGATTTTCTTGATCTTCTTTAGTTACTTCAGTTTGAGCTAATACAGATTCCACTGATTCTTGTACTTTAGCTAGTACTTGATTTTCAGGACCTACATAATATTCTTCACCATCAAATGGTAATTTTGTAAAACCTTGAGTTGGTAGTACTACTAAATCTCCAACTTTAAGTTGCATAGGAATATGTGTACCATTAATAGTGAATCTACCAGTACCAATAGCTACTACTTCCCCGAATTCGTTTTTTTCTTTACCCATATCAGGAACAATAATATTCCCATATAGTGTTTCTTCGTTTTCAATCGGTTTAACGATAACCGCATCAAACATTGCTTCAAGCTTTTTCATTAATGTAATTTTTAATATTTGTTTCAATTGTTTTATAATGCTCTAAAAAATCACTTAGTGATTTATAAGATTCTTTTGTGTGTAACTGATCTTTAGTTACCCTTTCTAATGCAGATCCGAAACTAGCATGGAAAGTAAGTGCTTTAGTATAAGTTTTACTTTTGCCTGTAGATCTGAAATGATTTGCGTCAGATTCAACTTTAATGTTGACCGTATAACAGTTCTCATCATTAGTAATGAAATAAGGTTCCAAATTTGGATCCTCAATCATTGTAATAGACTTTGGTTTTCTTGCCATATAACTTTTATTAGGTTTTTTAAATTAAATGTGACATCAATATACGTAAAAAACATTGCTAGGACACGTTTTTTTGATAAAACTATTATTTAATTTTAATTGATTTTGGTTTAGCTTCTTCAGCTAACGGTATAAAAATTTCTAATAGACCATTTGTTAAAGATGCATCAATTAAACCTAAATCAAATTTAGGAGCAATTTTATATCTTAAATCAAATGATTTTTTAGATAAACCATTATGAATCATTCCTTTATGAAATTCTTCTTTTTCTGGTTTGGTATAACTGATTTTTAAAATATCCCCTTCAATATCTAAGACTACGTCTTTTTTAGTAAGACCAGTACAAGCTACTTCAAAATGAAGTCCTGCATCGTCAAAGAAAATATTAAGTGGGTGTGGTTGTTTTGTATCTGAAGCTGGTTGAAATGTGCTGTCAGATTTAAAGTGATTCCTAAAAAGGATGTCGAAAGGACTTATATGCCTTTCAAAGATTTCTAATGTACTCATATCATTTTTATTTTGTGAGGCCGAAGCTCTCGGTTAATTTAAAAACACAACTTGTGCCCTAGCTACATGTTTTGTTTATTATACATATATGATAATAAGGAAAAGTTACTTCTCCAAACTATCTTGAAATTTTTCTTCATCTTCTTTACTCATAAAAGCTGCCCATTTTCCTTTAGGGCATGAAGCTGATAATGATCTTATTTTTAATGATAAAATACAACCACAATCAGAACAACAAGGTTGAGAACCTGGTACTGCGCAATAATGACCTACATGATCAATATATTGACAACTATCACATATTCTCCATCTTTGAGCAGCTACTTCTTCAACATCTTGCTTAGTGAATACTTTATTTTTTATACCCTCTAAAATTTGAGGCATATTACCAAAAGCACCAATAAGTTTGTTAAATCGGCTCATTACTCTGCGTCAAAAAAGAATATATGAAATAATCTCGATGAATTAATATCCCATCCAAAGTAATCAGTTGCTGAATGGATTAATTTAGCATCCCATATTACTAATCTGTTAAATACATTTCCTACAGTATCAACTAATTCATATGGTGTTCTATCTACAAATGTTTTACCATTAAATGCTTCATGAATATTTTCTTCACCACCTCTTAATCCTGTTTCTTTATGTTTAAAGAAAGAAGTACCTGTTGCTACAGGAGCATCTGGAGTCATGTAAATACAAGCAGCCCAAGTTTGTTCATCACAATGATAAACTAAAGGTGTACCTGCTTTGTTTGATTGGAACCTACCATTCATTGTATGTCCTTCCCATTCAGTAATTTTCATACCTAAAATGGATTCAAATTTTTCTTTAGTACCATCAAAGAAGTATTGCTTTCTAGTTCTATAACCTAAATAACCTTCATCATCATGATACCATTGATCTAATGCAAAATCTCTTACTGCATAGGGATCATCATAAAAATTTTCACACACAAATATTTTTTTATCTGGTGATGAAACTTTAAATTGATCTGAATTAATGTGTCCGTATTCTGAATTTGGATCTGAGTCGTATATGTTCATAATTTTAATTTATTCGTTTCTTGCTATATAATAATAACTATTGATTTCTTCTGATTGAAACGTTAGTTTCATCATTCCTTTAACTGATACTTGTAATGTTGCTCCTTCCATATCTTTATTAGCACTTAATACGTCTTTAAAGATATTTGAATTAAACGGCAACTCAATATCATTTTTTAATATTGTACCTTGAGCTTGATAAGTAATTTTATTGGAAAATCCAGTGTTATCACCAAATATGAATTCACATATATTATTACCATCAAAATCAGATGTTGTTGTAATTAACATGTTATCTACATCAGCTAATGCACTTTTTGCTTTAATTAAATGATCTACATCTTCAGCTGTTAATTCTAATTCTATTTCAAATTGTTCTGGATCTTCATACCATGTTGCTTTAGGTAAAATTAATGGATCAGCTAATGAATATGTTAAATCAAAATTAGAATCAGCTATATGCATTTTAGTAAATATAGACTTCATTTTTTCTAATTTTAATAGTAAATCACCGTTCATGATATTAACTAATTTATTTAATTTATTAGTATCAAATACACCTAATTCACCATCTTCTAATTGGAAATTATTTAATTCAACTTTACATACTCTGCCTTTTTCACCAGCATAGATAGTAAGAGCATTATCTTTAATTCTCCATTTAACCTGATTATTTAATCCATTTAAATAATACTTTGATATAACACTTTGCAAAACATTTTTACTTATCATAACTCAATATTTTTTTCTTTAATTAATTGACTTGGGCTAACACCATTTTCACATCTACTGCAAATATCATATGTAGTTAGAGGTGGTGGCATTAAATCATCATAATCTTCTTCTAATATATTTCCCAATATTTTTTCTAAACTATAATCCTGACAACATACGGAAAGATCTCCGTTAGGCAAACAAACTTGATGATAAACGTGTTCTATACAACCACAAGTACTAGGTCCTTTTTGTGGTGCATGATGAACTCTATCCATTACTTTTTCTAATGCTGGTTTCATAGTTGCTTCACCTACTAAATTTCCTGCTCTATTCCAAAATGGAGGAACATGAACATCAGACCATAAATCACTACAAAATTCGTGAACTGGCCCCATAGACATAATATAAAAAGCTTGAATGTGTCCCTCAAGTTCTTTTAATCTTTCATATACTTTTCTTAATCTTGGAGTAAGTGGATGTTCTGCTATTCGTTCTGCATCTGGTAAATGTAAAGTAAAACCACCATTAGGTCCTAAAGCCCAAGGCATATCTTTTAATCTTTCTACATCATCTAAAGTCATACCTACTCCAGTTGTAAATGCTGATAAAGGGTGCCCTTTATAATGAGCATATTCTACCATTTTAGTACATTCTCTATTTAACCAAGGTTCAGTAAAACCAGACATTGTAATTCTTACTTCTTGAGGAATTTTATCACATATAGTAACAAAATTTTCTAATGATAATGTTTTAGGTTTACCTTTATGGGCATGATATATTTTTTCTAATGTTCTTTGAGGACAATAAGCACAATTAATAACACACCCCTTAGGTGAAATAGAGGTAGTAAACTCCATTGTTGGCCATTTTGATGTTCTCCAATAATCTTTTTTCATGCTCATATTATATCTCAAAAGATGCTAATGCATCAATATGTGGATTTAAATCTAAACTCCACTCTAAATCATTAAAAAATCCTTCTAATTTATTTAATAAAATTGAATCAAATACTTTTTGTCTATCAGCATAAGTATTTAAAAATTCTAATATTTTATTAGGCATATCATAATCAAAAAATGCTAATGCTTCTATTTTATAAGGATTATCTTTTAAATAAATCCATTTAACTTTGTCTGCCATTGTTATTTGATTATGTTTTTTATCTAATTGCCACAATTTTAATAAATCATTATAACGAATAGCTGCCCTAACAGGTGCAGGAGCACCTTTAAGTATTTCAGTAAACATTTCTCCAGCTCTAGATCTACCTTGATATTTATCTAATTTTTTAACTGATGTAGGATTACCTAACTTAGCTAATGGTATAGAACCATCTAATATTTGTTTTTTAAACACTTTAATTTGTTTTAAAACATTAACTTTAGTTTCACCCTTTAATACTTGTTCTAAAATACTGTTAAAGAAATCCCCTAATATAGGTGGAAAATTAGCTTTCATGAACTCTAAACCTTTAATATCTAAAGATTCTTTTTCAATACCTTCCTGTTTAGTAATCCACTGTGCATATCTTCTAGTAGCCCTAAAATAAGCAGCTCTGATTACACATTCAGTCTTCATTTCTAATCTATGCTCATTAACATTAAAAGCTTCACGAGCTAATCTATCATAATCTTCTGTTATAATATCTTGGTATGCTAGAGCAACTTGTTCTAATTTATCATCTTTTTCTTTATCAGGAAATTCTTCAAAATTAGGATATAAATGCTTTAATATAGGTTCTGCATTAAAATAATTAGAATCTGTGTCAACATAAGCACAGTAATTCTCATCATCTTTATCACATATCCACCAAGGAGTATCTTCTATATGTTTCATTTATACTCTTTTATATCTTTAAAATTAGATCCAGTAATAATATTAATATCATTTTTTAACTGGTTTCTAACTTCATTATACTCAAATATTAATCTAGATGAAGTAATAAAATCTTTATCTTTAATTTTTTTATTCCTTACTCTATTTTCTAGATCCCACAATATACGATTTACTTTTGATAACTCCAAAAACAATACCTTAACTTCTTTACCATTTTTTGTAAATAAATCTACAACACCAGGATTTAAAGTTTGAAATTCTTTTTCAACATTAGCTAGATTTTCAGGATTTTCCATATTCAATTTTTTAATCTCTAAAATTGAAATTCTATCTAATAATTCGCCATTTGAAATCTCTATTTTCATTTTAAAATGTTTTATCTCCTCCTGGTAATTTAGGTACTGTTACTGGTCTATTTCCTGTTGAATCAATATCATTTTTTGGTTCAACGATTATTCTATAAGGGGTATTATTAATTTTAAAACTTCCTCCTTGTTTAAGCATTTTTCTAAAAAATCTCTCTTGTGATTCTGTCCACCCTTCACTAATTACAATCAATTCTTCTTTTGATAATTTTTCATTTGTTTTACCTATATAAACTTCTACGTTACCTCTTATTGATTGTTTTTTTAGTGTCATATTTTTAATTTTAATTCGCCTCTAATTACTTTATTCATATGTCTATTAGCACATAAAGCACTTTCTTGTATAATTCTTTGTCCTGATAGTGTAATAGCTTCTGATAAGATTACATTACCATATCTGAAACTACCTAATGCCGTTGCTCCATATAAACTATTAAGCAAAATTTTCATTGTATATTGCATTAAATAGTTATATTCACCTTTTTCTGTGTCTCCAGCTTTATAAGCTGATTTCATACGTCCCTTATAAATAACACGTTCTTCAAACCATTTTTTAAGAATTGTAGATAATACTGATTCTCTATCTGTCTCAAAAAATACCCCATTAGCTGATATTGCTAAGTTGTTTTCTTCAATCATTTGAATTAGTTTTTTTACAGGTACATATGCTTGTCTACGATGTTTATTTTCTACTAATAATTCTTCTTCAGGGTCACGTTCTTTTAAATCGTTAAGTGCCAATCTATTATTACGGTCATCTGCATCTATGATACGTCCCTTGAGTGTTTCTTTACCTATGTTTATACTCATTATAATTGATGGATACAGCGATGTTAAATCTTCATCAAACATATACTTGTATAATCCTGCTTTAGGGCAAAATAAATAACCACCAGCATAATTCTTTTTATGAATTGGATTTTCATCTCTTCTAGGTGGAATAATTCCTTGAGATAATAGATAAGCTGAAATGGCACCATCTTGTGATACCGTATTAGCATAAACTTCACTATAATTATGTTTTCCTTTATGAGATAAGTTTTTAGTTAAAGCAATATACTGTAACTTTTCATCTAATAATTTTAATATTTCAACATCACGGAAGTTATACTGAATAAATTTCTGAATATCAGTTTCAAATAATTGATCTAGGTTTCCTTCATAATCAACTTTACCTACTTTAGCATATTTTTCTCCAATAGCATCTAATTTCCAGCTTGGTTCATCTTTCCAACTATACTTTTTATGTAAACGCATATAATCTAAAGATTCAACTCCAATAATTTCTACAAATTGATTACGCTTAAACCAATATTGATTACCTTTTCTACAATTTACTTTACCAATTGGGGATAAATGTCTAGCAAAATCTTCACCTATTGTATTACACATTCTATAGTACAAATAAGGAATATCAAAGAAATCACTATTATAACCTATTAAAATATCTGGGTCTATGTCTCTAATAAACTCAATAAATTTACCTAGTAATTCATTTTCAGTTCTACAAGGTATAATTTCTTTATTTTTAGCTTTAGTATGTTTTAATTGATTCTTTTTATCAAGAATTAAAATATGCCAAGTATCAGGTGTTTTATCCCACCAAGCAATTGAAGTAATAGGCATAGGAGCACTTTCAATATAATCTTCAGTTAATGCACCTCCTATTTCACACTCAATATCAAAAAATACTTCTCTATGACCAGTAGAAGGTGTATCATCAGTACCATATCTTTCAATTAAATATTTTTGATATGGCTTCATATCATGGAAATGAATGTTTGAAGTATTTTTATCCCATTTATAAGTTTTAGTTAGTTTTTCACCATTAATGCCTTTAAGGTTACCATTTGAATCTTCAACATAAGCTGGGTTCCACCATTCTATTTCGTCATAGCCTGCTTCGTCCCAAAGATGTATTTTGAATTTATTTTTACCTAAATTTGTTGCGTAGCATTTTTTATACATGCAATTTTGATAATATGGTTTTTATTTCTTCTACTTTATATTTACATTCTTGTCCCTCACACAAGTCTTGACAACATCTATCTGTATTCAGGTAAATGAAATCTAATAATTCTTCTACTTTATCTAAATCTCCTTCTTCTAACATTAAATCCCTAAATGTTGTTGTGGTCTAGTTTTTTGTATTTCATCTACTGTAAAGAATTGATGTAAATCAGGTCTAAAATAATTAATTGATTTCATTACTTTACGATCTCTGCTTCTATAGACAATCCATCTTCCTGGTGCAACTTCTTCATAATGGCAGGCCTCACCTTGTTCCTTACTTCTCTGGCTGACGGTCTGTATGGCTTCTTCTTCAGTTTTACAAGCTTTTGACATATTGCTTGCTTGTACTTCAAGATAGGCTGGCCATATCTTATCTTTAAGGCCATGTAGCATAACACCGTTCCCAAGGGAAACATAAGTAATGTCGCACAAAGCGTCCAAAACTTCCACAATGTCGCCCCTTTCGCAAGCTTCTCTATATTCTTCGAGTTCCTCAAGTATAAAGTCGTATACAAATTGCCATTCTTTTTTCTCTGGAATAGTTGGTTCATAATTATTAGGTTTGCCAAACGTGGCATTAAATTCTTCTACCTCTGAAACGAAAGGTACATATTTTTCAGGACCGCCAAAGTCTAGTTCTAATTGTTTAT